CAATGAACTGATACCACCAGCGGCGTTGAGCACACGCTTATTCTGATAGAACGGTGTAAACCGTGGATCATTCGCCAGTTCTTGCCCCAGCACCGGTAGTACACCAGATGGCAACGCTGCAAACTCGCTCGGCTCACGACAAACTAGCAGCCGTCCAGTCAGGTGAGGCAGCAGTTCTTTGCCAGGGCGCAGGATGATCTGGCCTAGCTCCGGAACAGTGAATGATTTGAGCAATGCCCTCATGCCCCCACCTCACGGATCATCAGTTCAACCTTGCCACCCTTGGTGACTGGCCCCCACTCTGCAGCCAACTTTTTTATCTGGCTGTCATCGAGCCAAACTCCCGCCCGGGTCATCGCATCAAACAACGCCTTGAAGTAGTTATCCAGATCTCTACGAGCCCGCGTCGGTGGATAAAACACCACTGAAACGGCTAGATCTCCAGTTAACGATCGCGGCCTGCGGTTTAGCTGATCCAGAATGCTCGCCAGCGCCTCGCTGTTGAATTTTCTCCCCCTATAGCTAACCAAGTGCCGGCCTTTGAGAGATCCCTTGTTAGGCGCTCTCCAGTAGCCGTTAACGCTTGGCGGGAATGGCAATGTTAATTTCATGACGCCACCTCGGCTTTTCCCGGTACCAATACCACCGACTGATCGCACTGATTACCCCAGCTATCCCAACCTTCTGACTGCTGACGGGCGAATAGCTCGATACGTGGCACATCACCAAGCAATTGCACCAACTTATCGCGGAACGCTTCAGGCTTGGCGCTATGTTCCATACGTGGTGCCGTGACGTGCTGGCAGATCGATGCATCCAGGCGCGGCGGTAGCTTACCCTTAACCGCAAACAGGCAATCTTCGCTGTTGGCGCGGGTCATCCAACCCATGCCCAGCGCGTTGTTACCCTTGTGCTTGTTCGTCTTGTGCCAGGTGAAGCCCTTCATAGTCATCAAACGGAAACCCCACGCTTCCATGACTTTCAGCGCTTCGACCGGTTGCGTCGGTACCCACCACATTGCCAGCAAGCAAGAATCAGCGGCTAAATCCCACACTGGTAAACGGCAGATGTCGGCAACAGTCATCGTTGGATATTTAAAACCGGCTCCGCGCTTTCCGTCTGCGCATTTGTCTTTGTACGTCCACGGCGGATCTGCATAAATCAGTGAATACGTCATGCAGCCTGCTCCTCTACAGCCACCAGCCGATAAAAATAAACCCATTTCCCTGACTCGCTTTTCTCCATACGACGTTCTTTTACGAGTCCTTGATATGGCTTGCTGAACTCTCGCAGCCTGGCACTAATAGCCGCCTGCGTGTCGTAAATGCCGTACATTTGCAGCACCAGCAATTCAAGGTCGCGCAGGGTATGCCACTTAGCACCGGCAGCAGCATTCCGGACACGGCACATCTGACTTTCTGGGTTATCCTTGAGTACGCCCGCAAGAGTTAGCCGGCGAATACCGCTGTTGATTCGCTCGCTCTCGAATACATCCACCGGGATCGATAACTTTTTCATAGCCAGCCCTCTTTCTTGCGACGCTCGTACTCTGCCAGCAGCAACTGTGCCGGGGTTGGCCCCGTTGGCGTTTTTGGTGCGGCGATTTGTGCTGCCGGCGTCGGTACCGGTTCACCTTTCGCTAAACGCTTAGCCCAGCCGTTCAGCTGGTTCTGAATAGCGCGCCGGGTTTCGGCCTCGGTGTGGTTGTAGCGATGCATCGCCCGGCGGACGTCAATCACGATCCAGTACATCGCCGGATGCGACCACGGGAATTCCTCGGCAGACGGGTACTGCGAGCGCGTAGCGGCATACTTGTCGAACTCGGTCACCGCTTCATCCAGCGACGGCAGACCTGCGAATTCAGCAGCGCCGGCTTTGCACCAGCCGATAAACTTGCCGCAGCTCGGCCAAAAGTCACTCTCCTGCTGGCGAGCCATGCGCATGCCTGCACGCAGCTGGTCGGCGGTTGTTATTCCGTTTTCAGCGAAAGCCAAGATCCATTGCCGCTTTGCTGCCGCGATATCCTCCGGAGTGCTCAGCGCGGTGTTACGTGCCGCCGGGAAGATCTGCATCAGGTTTTTGAAGAGCAGATCTACAAGCTTCTCAGCGTTGTTGTTCACTACGCGCTGTGCCGGTTCACTTGGCATCATCCGCGCCAATGTGCCGGCGTCGCGGCTCTGGACTGCTTGCATGAGTTTGTTCATAGCGTTTCACTCCAAGCTTCTGCGGTGTTCCACTCTTCCGACGCCGCTGCCACGGCTGGCGCCAGCTTGATTACCAGGTCATCCCAACGCTCACGAAGTTTTGACGGGCTGAGCACGTTCCGGCACCAGAACTTGTCTCGGTTTGCGCGGCCAAACAGCTGGCAGATTTGTTTATGGCTCTTGCCGTCTTGAGCGCACATCAGGCGAACCTCGTTTGACCACACCACCCAATTAGGCTCCTTAGGACGGCTTACCTCGCCGTCGTATTCAGCGGCCTGCTCGTACATGCCGATAATCCGCCCCCAAATCCATTCAGCGCATTTAAGATCGTCCTCGCTACCCCACTGCCGTTTTTTGGCATCCCACACAACAGCCTCTGGGTGAGCAGCGAGAAACTTCTCCTCAGGCGACAAAGTCTTTTCGTCAGGTTGCGAAGCGTCCTGACAAGAAGGTTTTTTGTCTTTAGGTTCTAATGACTGGTTCTGGGGGCAGGAGGTGGCACAGGGGGTGCCAGCAGGTGACACAGGGGCTGTGCTTTCTGATGCCCCACCTGTGTTTTTTGACGGCACAGGGGGTGTGTTTTTTGACGCCCTAGGGGCTATGCTTTTTGATGGCACAGGGGTGCCAAGCGTTATCCGGTAAATATTGGACGTATTGCCCTTACCATTATTTGATCCAAGACGGTTCTCTTTGGAGAGTAACCCCATGTTTATCAATGCAGTGATGTGCGCCTTCACAGCGCTTCTGCTGCACTCGCAGTGGTCAGCAATGTGTTGATATGACGGCCAGCATTCGCCTTCGTCATTAGCGTTATCTGCCATCTTAATCAGCACCAGCTTACGCAGGGGATTGCCAACCTTAATGCTCATTGCTTGAGCCATCAGGTTCATACTCATGCCTGCACCTTCTTGAACTTTGTGCCGAAATCACGGCGCGGGTATGCGCAGTCATGCGGGTAGCCAGGACGACGGAAAATGACACGATGATTTACTGTATCGATGCCAGTAACTCGAACTACTACGCCGTGACTGTCACGGCATGCCATTTCAAATGGCACGATGATCTCGTTATCCATGATGGCCACCCGCAAGAAACCGGCCGTTACCCACAACCCATGCCGCATAGCTGTGGTTGATAGCAAACCAACGGCCCTGTACATTGAGCTCATACGAAAACGCTGCCGGCGAACGCCCACCAGCTACAGCACGGCAACGAAGTTGCGGGATACCCGCTAAATTGCGTACACTGTTCATGCGTTAATTACTCCACACGTTTAATTGATGCACTCGACGCCCGGGACCGCATATCCTGGGCGTCACCCTCTCCAAACATCATCACCGTCACGGCGTATATCTCCGCCACCAGCGATTGGATCCGGTAACCCTTAGCTTTCAGTTTTTTGCTCTCGTGGTTGTCGAGTACCCCATCAGCTGTGAACTCGTTATGTGCCTTGGCGAACAGGCCTAGCGCTGACATCAGTTCGTTGAACTTGATCAGCAACTCTTCGTTGTCCACCTGTTCAATTTCCGGAAGCTTCACGAAAACGCCACCAGCACGCTTGCACATAGCCTCGGTGATATCGCTACGGCCTGATATCGACTCCATTTCTGCAGCCATGCCCAGCGGAACCACCTGCCCCGATACCTGGCGAACGCGGTTGCGCAATGCGTTTTCGGTACCGGCCACCGGGTCCAGCTGCTTAGCCATCGCGCTGTACTTACCTGGGAACAACGTGATCAGCTTGTGTATCGCTTCACTGATGTCGTCCTGTGTTGGGAAATCTTTGTTTTCCACAAGGTTTCTCCGCTTCTGTGGTTTTGGTTAAGCCGCTGGGGCGGTAGACTTTTGGAATACATCAGGTCGCAATCTTTCCTTAGATATTCCGGTAATACGTTCGATTGCTGCTGACTGCTTAGCTGGCGGTTTTTTTTCTCTGTGCAGCCAGTTCCACACCTGTTGTTGCTTTACTGGTTTGTCGGAAGCTTCTGTTAACTTCCTCGCCAACTCTGATTGACCACCAGCAACCTCGATCGCCTCGAGTAAGGCAGACTGCTCAGGCGTCATAGTTTTCCTCCTGCAAGGGTAAGTGAAAGTTGTACTCATGGAAGATTATACAACCATAACAACTTTTATCACAACTTTTAGGTGTTGGAAAGCCAAAACGTAAAGTTGTAACCTCGCAAAAGCGGAGGAGATAAGTTGTGAAAACACTTGCAGAAAGGTTTAAATTTGCGCGGGAAAATTCTGGCCTGAGCCAGGACGACCTGGCGGCCAAGGTAGGGGTTACTCAGCAATCGATAGCAAAAATTGAGAATGGAATCACCTTGCAACCAAGAAAAATCAAAGAATTAGCCCTTTCCCTTGGGGTATCTCAGCAATGGTTGCAGCTTGGAATTGAAGAAAATGCTGAGCTTTCAAATTATGTCGTTAAAGAGTCTGAGGAAGCCATCCTTGACCCTGAGTTATTTGTGAGCGTACCTATCCTTGATATCGAACTATCAGCAGGCAACGGAGCTGAGGCCGAACTGATCGAATCTTGCTCCGATACATTCCCTCTTCGAAGGGATGATCTCCGCAGAGCTGGCGTTAGTGCCAGTAATGCGAGAATAGTGAAGATATGGGGTAATAGCCTGCTCCCTGTTCTAACCAATGGTGACTACGTTGCTGTTGATACAACACATACCCAAAGCATTCGTGATGGAGATCTATACGCTATTCGTGACGGTGTTTTATTACGGGTAAAAACCGTGGTTAGCCTACCAGATGGAGGGGTAATATTGAGGAGTTTCAATAAAGAAGAGTACCCAGACGAGGTACTCTCTTATAACGAGCGCAAGGCTAGAGTTCACGTAATAGGAAGGGTTTTTTGGTCATCACGCTCATGGTAAAAACTCGAATAAGTTTTCTTCAGAAATGATTTTTAACTTTGCACCCTCTTCGTCGCGGTAATTTATTGCCTTTTCAATTTTTCTTCCGTGACTGGAGAACTTCCAGTCACGCGATGACAATGTTCCTATAACTAGATAATCTAATTTTTTCGTAATGTTATCTATAACATTACCGCCAGCAAATTTAATCCTTTCTTCAACTATAGATCTTTTTCCAGCCATAAAAATGCCAGTTAAGCAGAACACTCTCCCTCTCACCTCTGGAAGGAAGTCGGAGTCAATAGGCAGGCGGGTCGCAAGCCCATCCACCACCCCGCTATCGAGATCACATCCTGTAAAATCTACCAGCGCCTTATGCAAGGACTCACTTTCTTCTGGTGTTATTATCCCATCATTGAGAATTTCCTTAACAAGTGCATAAAGGTGGCTTCCAGGATAGTTTTTCTTTAGGGCTCCATTCTGCGCCAGCCACCAATCCAAGTACCTGATTTCGTGGTCACTTAGATCCCTATCGCTAATCAACCCCTTACACAACCCATTTAACAAATGTAGGTCTGATTCTACGGAGTAAAAATCTACCTCTGGAATGTCCAGAATATCTTGCTGAATAGCGTGAAGTTGCTGTTTTAGATCTTCTCTCTCCTCCGATGTGATGATGCCATCAGCGAGAATTGATGAAACACGTGCTGATAAACTTTTGATAACACCGTTTCTTATTATCTGCTCTGCCTCAAGAAGCCACGTATCTAGGTAAAGTATTTCCTCATTTTTAACAACTCCGTCTGCAACAATCCCATCAATGATACTGATCAAGTTGGCAAAAAGCTTATCTCTGTTCTGTGTGTAGTTAAAAACATAAAGTTTATCTTCCATACGCCCTCCCTTTTTTCTTCATCCTTACACTCAAGTCACCCACAATCAAACCACATAAAGTTGTTGACAACTTAACCTTTCACAACTAAATTACACCTTAAAGTTGTTAAGCAAGCGAACAGGCAGGACGCCCACGAAGTAGCCGCCCGAGGCACACGAAGACCGGGATGATTCGCTTACCAGGGTCACAGCAGAGGGTTACACGATGGAAAATAAAGAACCGGTAATTATCGCAAACAACCTTAGCGAAAACGAACTGCACGAATGGATGTCAGCGAAAATCAGGGCCATTAACGAGCTGAAGCTGCTTAATGAGGAAAAAGCCTCATTGGAACTGAGGCTTATAGCGCTAAAGAGCCAAATCCGATCTGTTAGTCAACAGAGTTGTATAGCAGTTTTTCAGCAAACTCGGGGTTCCATTCCTCATCCGTGATGTCAGGGAATATCACCGGAGGGTGTTCCCGGCTGATAGAGGTAAGGATTCTTGATGCTTCAGCCGGTAGGGACTCTAACGACAGTTCGTCATGAAGGGCCAAAAGGACATCGGAAAGAGTGAGGGAGTGAATCTCAGCCAGCGGCCACTTGTACTTAGTCAGAAGCTTGTGGTGCAGTGCAGATTTTCCTCTGAGGTCGTTAAATCGGTTGCCAACTTCAACACGGTGCTGAGCTATGACGGCATCGAGAGCACAAAGTTGTATGGCGCGATTGTAGACGCATGACATTGCAGCTTTGTCGATAAAGCCAGTGTTTTTTACATTTCGCACCTGCGCTACATGTTCTTTGGTTTTTTCGAATAAGTGGGCAAATCCTTTGAGCATGACTATTTCCTTCTTGGCTGTGGGAGAACTACCAAGATACCACCGAGCCTGAAGTGGTGAAAAGACAGGCATCACACCTTATGCGCCGCGTCGGCGGCACCGTAGCGAAAGCGAGCGCGGATATCCGGCTGTAATGCTGTGTGTAGTCTTTGCGGCTGTTCCATGGGTTGGTGTCAGCCGCACTTTTTTCACATATCAGGTGGCGTACTGTTTCGGGTTCCCCTTATTCCTTTACACAGTATAAAGCCCCGGCGCGGTGCGCCACCTGATGTGTGAGTAATTAACCGGGATCCGAACGCTATGCGGGTGATCGGACTCCCAATCTAAAACCCGATTTTCTATCTGCGAAAAGTTGCCAATTCAGGCAGGGATTCGCTTTGCCGAAAATCAGCGTGTGGGAATTAACGATGGTCAACACTATAACGATCGATACCGAGACTCTGGATACAACTCCTTCAGCGGTGATCCTCTCTATCGGCGCATTTGCTTTCGACATTGACGATGTCCGTCAGACCCAGAAAAATATCATCGATGTTGCTCGTTATACCGGTGATGAGTACACGGGTAACGCCTTTTACTTCCTGGCTGACACTTTCGACCAATTGATGAAAGGCCGCACAGTAAGCGCCAAAACTCAGAATTGGTGGCGCAAGCAAGGCGAAGAGGCTCAGGAGGCTTTAATCGGTGACCGTGAACCGCTTCGCCAATGCCTCGGGTTGCTGTCCAACTGGATTAAGCAGCACCCCAATGCGCGGATCTTCTTCCGTGGCACCGACTTTGACGGATCGATCCTTGAGCACGCCTATCGCATGTATGAGATGGAATGCCCGTGGCACTGGGGCGGCAAGCGCGACGTGCGCACATATATCGATGCCATGACCAAAGGCACCAAAGGTTACCTGCCTAAAACACACCAGCCGTGTTTCGCGGTGGTTAAGCATAACTCCCTGCATGACGCTATGAACGACGCAGAGCAGATGGCCATTGCCTATCAGCTAAATACTCAACAGGTAGGTGCGGCATGAGCTTCTATAAGATCCATACACCGGTTGCCATCGCTGCTTGGGATGCAATGCACCAGGCTGATGCTGAACTTCGCAAACAAGGCACGGCGTTCGCTGAATTGTTTGGCGCTCGCCCTGTATTTAAAAATGACGTTACCAGCACGTCATTCCACGGCATTCGTTTTCACGGCACCACGTATGTTTCCGAGTCTCTGTGGACTCAGCCCACCAGCAACAACGGCTTCTGTAGTTGGCCTAAATCCAAGGCTCCGCGCGGGATGTCAGCCGAGCACAAGGCATTGATGGGGCTTTGGAATAACAATCGTCCTAAGAAATCAGTAGATGTCTCTGCTTTCTACCCTGCTATCGGGCTTGATTGGGGGATCCTGTTCATGACTGGTTTCGCCATGTTCCGTCACGCCGATACGATCTACATCGAGACAGGCGCAAGGCCAAAGGCTGATGCTGGCGCGGTAGAAATACTCGGCAGCGAGTACAGCGCGGCAAAGCGGGAGGCCAAATGAAGGTCACCGAAACCAAAGTTCAGAGCCTAGAAATCACCGAAGTCGAACGCCTCGACCCTATCCGCGTTATGGCTGAGAACTACGAGCCAGGGCGCGGGAGAATCACGATCACCTGTTACGGCAAAGCATGGACTTCTTTCTGGCCGGCAATGGGTGGAGATACTGTTCAGCAGTTTTTCATTCGCGTATCGAATGACTACCTGATCGGCAACTTCGCACCACAAATGCAGAGCGAGGTTGATGACGACAACGACGCGAACCTGGAGTTTGTGAAGGCAGAAATCTGCAAGCTGCGTCGTGATGGTGAAATCGATAAAGAGAAGGCTCGGGACATGTGGGATTCCGCAGAGTGCAGCGATGACGTTAAGACGGATTGCTGCACCTGGAGCAACGGCTCCGTACTTCTTGAGCTACTTGGTGACGATCCATACTACGCCAAATGGCCTACCGTCCCTAACCACGAATACCAATACCTTGAACGCATTCTTGATGCTGTACGTGAAGCACTGAAGCAAGTGGAGGCCAAATGAAAGAGCTCAACTTTGACCCAACCGATCCGGACAAAATGAAGCTTCCCTCGGGCAAGACGTGCGGAGACTGTGCGCACATTCGCCGATGCAAGGCAATTTTCGGTCACGTTGAAACTGACACGTATTGCGACTGGTCGCCATCTCGCGCGGTGTTCATGGACAAGGTGGAGGTGCGTGATGCCAGCAAATGAACTGAAGCAGCAAGCTGAAGCGCTCGGTATCTCCCTGAGCTTTGATGCGAACTTCTGGAGCATGGGGCCGTGTGTCATCGCCACGCTCCCTACTCATAACGGCGGCGGGTGTGATTCAGCATTGGCATGGATGAAGAATTTCAGCAGCAGAGATGATGCAGAATCCTATGCGCTGAAGGTTGCCATCCGCAATGCAAGCCCAGGTGATAGCGCTAGGGAGGTGGAGCGTGGGTAATTCAACAGTGATTTCAGCATGCCCGCACTGCGGCGGTGAGAACGGCTATCACACGAAAGAAGTTGTTGACTATAAGCAGTTTTATAGCTGGGAAGGGGAATTTTTGGAAGGCGAGCACACGCGGGGCATTCGGGGAGGCAAATCGTACTACTGCTGCGACTGTGGCCGCAACATCACAAAACGCATCACCCCGCCAGCAGCCCAGGAGAAAGCATGATGAGAAGGTTCGTTGTTGTTATTGAAACTCCGTTTTGTGGCGGTGAAATCCGTGAAGAGTTTGAAGTGGAAGATGACGCAACTCAGGAAGACATCGACGAGGAGGCGAAAGAAATTTTCTTAAACAACTGCAACTACGGGTGCCATGAAGTTACTTCAGAGGATGACGAGTGATGGACAATAAGCTGAGCGAACTGAGCAAGCCGGTGGCGTGGGTGCGGTACCCAACTGCAAACGCTGAATATGTGGTAACTGGAAATGTGCATATAGCTCGCATCTGGCGCCGGTATCACGGGGACGCAGTCCAGCCTGTCTATTCGCAGGAGTACGTATCCGCCCTGCTTGAATCAAACTCATACATGAGCGGGCGCATCGCCGAACTGGAAGCCAAGCTGGCTACGCCGATTAAAATAGTGAACTACGACGAGTTCTTCATATGCCATGTGTCTGGCGCAAGCGATGATTACTGCAAGGGCTGGGTTGATGGGCGTAATGCCGCTGCGCGTGATGTTGGGAAAGCTGGCTTCAAGGTCGAGGGGGATGCGTAGATGACGGCTGAAGAATTGATCGAGCTGACACCCGCGCAACTTAAGGCATGGCGGAAAATAAAACTCGGGGTGAAAGAATTCGAGCGGGCTGGGGGAAAGTTTTATACATGCCTATCAGTCATGGGCGCATACAACGGCGAATATGTTCAGGAAATTCTACCGGGTGAGGATGGCGATTGTCATGCAGATGAATCAGGGATGCCAACCATCGATAATCCTGGATTCTGCTCATATGCGGATGACCGCGCAGGAGTTCTGTTTACAGCAAAAGGCAAAGCGTTGCTTGAGGGGGATGCATGACACTAACGACCGAAAGATTGCACGAAATCGTAGAGCGCCGATCGCCAAGCCTGCGTTGGGGTGAGGCCGAGCAAATTGCTGCCGAACTCCTGGTTAACCGGGAGGCGCAGTCGGTGATTGCTGCATGGCAGCATAAGGGTGAGCCGTGGCGCATTATTTTAGACCGGAATATTGAAGAGGTGCGCAAGAATTCAGGTTCATGGAACCCGCTCTACACCGCTCCGCCAGCGCCAGCAATGCCGGATGATACTCGCGACGCTCTTCGCTATCGTTTCCTGAAAGACAAGGACGCCTGGGGTTGTGATAACGAGCCCGGCCTCGTTGAATGGGATGACCTGATCGATCTGGAAGGCAATGAATTCGATGCGGCTATTGATGCGAGAATTTCGAATTCGGATGTTGATTACACCGCCCTAACGCCATCCATACAGGATCAAATTTACGCAGAACTTTATAGGCTGCGTGAAGAAATCAAGGGACCAGAAGATTCACCATACCCGGCAACGGTCGCAGGCGGCGCGTGCCTTGCAAATGCGTGGGCTGAAGGATGGAACGCACGAAACGCTGCTGTACCGCCACCGGTACCGGACGATTTAATCATGCAGGTGCGCCGACTCGTCCACGCGCTGAAAAAAGCCAACCCTGACCATGCGTTAGTGAAACAGGTGCCGGACTACATGCGCCGCAAGGGGTACTGGAAAGTCACCGACTGCCTGCGTGATGCGGCAGCAGCACCGGGGGGCGGCAATGGCTAAGACACCAGCAGAGCGAAAAGCGGCACAGCGGGAACGGCAACGCAAATCTGGTGTTGTCCCATTTGAACTGAAGCTGGATCAGCAAGAAGTGGAAATGTTAAAGGAGAACTGCGCGGCCCGACGGCCGCAACGTGAACCTTATGACATGGACGAGTACATAACGATGCTGATCCGAAAGGATAATGCCGAACTAAAAAAGCAATTGGCGGCGCTTAGTGAGCGCTGTTGCGGTAAGTGCAAAGATAAGCTGCCTGGCGATCCTGCCGGCTGTTACTTTCTTGGGGATTCGTCGTGCTGGCAAACATACGGCTGGCATGAATTAAAACTAACAGTGTGACATGTCACGATTTAATTAATGCCCGTATGCGGCGGGCTTAACGTGTGGAGAGTAGCCATGAAATCGATAACGTTGACGGAGTGGGCCGAAAGCAAATTCAGCCAGCCCTACAAAAAGGGAACTTTGTGGATGTGGGCCAGGACGGGGCGCATCTATCCCCCGCCGGAAAAGATTGGGCGGAATTGGTGGGTTAATCCCAATGCTGAATATGTGAACCCACATAACCCGAAAGACGTTGCTGCGAAAGCAAAACCGGTGAGTAAGTATAAATTAGCGGAGCGTATTGATCATGGCGGCAAGACCCAGAGATAGACGGCATAAGGATTTACCACCCAATTTGTACGAAAGTAGTGGGAATTATCAGTGGCGTGATCCTCGTGACGGCAAGCGTTACGGGCTAGGCAGAGATAAAACAACTGCAATAAATGAAGCTGTAGAAGCCAACCTATTGATTTACAGCATGCAAAATAAAGTTCGTTTGGCTGACAGGTTGCAAGGTGCTGATGTCTTAACAGTGGGTGTCTACCTACAGGATTATTTAGCGATCCTTAAAAAGCGAAATCTGGCAAAAGAAACTATGCGCCAACGGCATTTGCAGATTGGTTATATAACTGAAAGTATTGGCAATTTACTTCTTTCTCGTGTAACGACAAAGGATCTTGCCACATTCTTAGAAGGCTATGCAGACCAAGGAAAAAAAGCGACAGCAGTTAGAATGCGCCAAATATTGAATGATGCATTTAACGAGGCTATCGCAGCCGGATTGATTAAGGATAATCCGGTGACACCGACGCGGGCGGCCACCAGCAAAGTGTTGCGTAGCCGTTTAACTATTGCTGAATATCGCGTTATCCGGCAATTGGCTGCAGACAGTGAACCTTGGGTTAAGAACCTTTTTGATTTGGCATTAGTGACTGGACAGCGGCGGGAAGACCTGGCGGCAATGAAATTCACAGATATACATGACGGGCATCTTTGGGTGACGCAGCTCAAGACAGGGGCTCGGGTTTCGTTGCCCTTAAGCCTATCGATACCGAATGAGGGTTTGGTGCTGGAAAATGTTATTTCCCAATGTCGATCATCAGGCATCGTAAGCAAGTACCTGCTACATACGAACAGGGGAGCAAAGAAAGGAGCCAGTCTGAAACCAGGCACTCTTTCAAAAGGGTTCAGTGGGGTGAGGGAAAAAACAGACTTAACATGGCCAGGGACAGAGCCGAGTTTGCATGAGATAAGAAGCTTGTCCGCCCGACTCTACACAGATCTGTATGGTAAAGAGGTAGCACAGGCTATAATGGGGCATAAAACTTCAGCTATGACCGATCTTTACCGAGATACTAGAGGCGCGGAATGGATTAACGTTAAGATTAGTTAGTTAAAACCGGAGCATTCATTTATCTCGGGCTCCGGTTTTCCTTAACAAGGAGAAAATCACGTTCAGCATGCCACTGATCCATCTTCTCCAGTTTTTCTTTAATCGTGGTTATAACGCTATATTCTTGAGACGGTGGGTGACAGTTTTCAAAGGATCCGTACATACTTGCTAATGTATCCAAGCACGCAGCCATAGTTTCATGTGCACGCAATGCACACGAGCTAATGCTTAATCGACTAGCCGTCTCGCAGTCAAGGGTAGCCTTCTCGCATATCATAGCCAGATGTTTATCATCAAGTTCAAGCCCACGCTTTTTGAGTATCTCTATATAGCGCGATGCTTGACTAATCTTTGCCATGATATTCATGACATATAACATCGACTCGTTACTAGCTGTGGCTTTGCTGCTCCCTTTGATATGCCCTGATTTTGTTTTCGCCCCACTTGTTTCTTTAGACTTCCTGAGCCAGTATTCTATTGATAAATCAGAGATTTCGTTTACTAGCTTAGAGGTCGCGTCAATTAGAGATTTACTCTCTGAACGAGTAGCCAGTCTTTTCGCATTCCCGTATACAACCCTCCAGCCAATAAACACCAAAACGATGCTTGCTACGCTAAATACCCATGCATATTTTGAGATTTCTTCCAT